ATGGTCGTCAGAGTACTGGTAGTACCAGTCATGCGACTTGACTTTCATCTCTAGGAGTTCTAACAATGGATTTTTCATAATGTACCTCTCTCACTTGACAAAGAGAGTATACTAGGTGTTTAGCGGTTTGTCAAGGGCTTTTGCCAAAAAAAAGGGACCCGAAGGTCCCTATTGGAATAGACATAACGAATGTCACTTTGTCTATAATATTAATAATCTAATTTAGTCGCCTCTGTATGACAAACTCATCACTATAGGTCACTAAACCTTACTAACCCTTCACCCTCTTGATTGCCTGCTTCTCCACCTCAATCCAACGCTTCGCTTTCGCAGAGTGTGGACCGTTAGTGAATTTCTTTGCATCGCGATATGCGCGTAGGGTTTCTTGATTATAATCTTTACCTTCGGAGTTGTCCACCACCAAGAAGTTTTGTTTTCCAAACATCTGTTGGAACTTACCCACGTTGGCCTGTACTGCTTTCCAGTATGCGGTTACTTCTTTATCAGGGAGTGAACGGGCACGCATACGGTTACGTTTTAATGCAGTATCTAGGTCTGTGTTTACGAATACCATTGCGACATCGTAACCTAAATCCTTAACCTTCTGTGCCTGTGCTGCGATTTTTTCTGGGTCTTTACCAGTACCGTCTACGACAAGACCAAGGCGTCCCTTCAGGTAACGCTCTTCTTTCTTGCCGGTTAGTTTCTTTGCCTTACCACGAAGTTCTTGACCCTTCGGTGAGAAAATGTTGTCCGGAGTCATCTCCATGCCAACCTTCTTCATGGCAGCTTCGAACGCGTCATCGGAGTTAACAACCTTGTAACCCATAGAAGTCAGTCCGGTCTTACCGACGATGAAGGACTTACCTGAGCCAGGCCCACCTGCAAGGAAGATTGCCTTGAAGATAGCAGGGTCATTGACCCCTTCATTCAAAAATGACTTAAAGGTTAACATACATACTCCGTGTTCGATAAGATTATTTATACAAATAAAATCCTAGGCTCACATATCATCGAACATTTTCTTCAACATTTGAGAATAAGCGATTTGTGTTATCTCGCCTGGATGTCCAAATTCTTTTACATCATGGTGACTTTTTGCGACTTCATACATAGAAGGACCACGACCTAAACCTAAACGACTGTTTGGACTCAATGCACCTAGAGAGTCTTTTAACCATTTTCTATAGTCTGGTGTTGATCCTAAATCTTGGTGTTGTTTACCGTCATCGTACGCACCCTCTTCATTCAACACAGACATAATGTTGGACCAACATCGATAGTGAAATACACCTTGAATCAACTTAATGCCCAAGGATTGACATAACAACTCCATCGTCTTTATCATGGTGATTCCATGCATGATATCGGTTCGACAGTCATATAGGTCTTTGTAGTATTTCTGTAAGGATGCCCGAACCTCTCTGTCTCCAATGACATTGAGACGTACCGGAGAATACTGAGTTGCATTCTCTGGACGACTCGCACAGACGTTGGCCTCTCGGTATGGAGACATATGTTCTACTAATTCTTGACGTTGCCATGCGGACCAAATGATTACCATGTGAGATGGGTTCTCTTTCTTAGGGTCCGCAAGCTAATCTGTAACGTGACGAAAAATGCGGTCGTTACACGACCCACAGATTCCCATGTTGATGTAATCCATCTTCATGCTCGTCGCGAGTAAGTGGGTCATGGTTAGATTATTGTGGGTTGGGGGGTTTTGGTCAAAACCGTCTAATTCGTCTCCCCAGACGAAACTACAACCGGCGGTAAGTAACATTATGGAGTCTCTATATCTTCGATTAAACTATCTCGCAGTAATTTTGCCTGCGCATCTTCGGGATTATTTATGCTTCCATTGTTTACAAACTTGTATGCAAGTGTGATTCGTTGACATCCTGCGTATGCGGCGTGCCAACAATGCAAGTCTTCTTCTTGTTCTGCACCAAAATAATAATGTCGCGCCTGCCAGCCAGGGACATCCTGAATGGTAACAATCTCATCTTTTTGTTTGTCGTAGTATCGGAAGTAACCGTCTCCGGTCTCCGACCAAGTAAATAAGACTTGGTAGGCGTTCGCGTCGTAGTTTGTATGCCACCCCACGAAGCCCCCAGGCGGATAGTAGGAGAGTAATGCAGAAGTGTGTGCACCTAACTCTGCAGCGAAGTCGTACTTCACTTTCTGCATAAACCCTTCCCACATCTCCTTGTCTTCTCGCACCATTTTCGAAATCGGTTGTGCGAAATACCGATCCGGCGGGCCAACCAGACCATCACGAGAAAGACAGTCGTCAAGGTAATCGCGAGAACAATAATACTCGCCCTTGTAGATGTCGTCTTTCTCGTGGTAGGTCCAATACTTTTCGTCGTTATACGACGGTTTAGACAGCATCTCTGCAGAGAATCCGTTGAGGACCTCTAAGAGTTCTGTATTACGAATAGTTATTTCACTCATTATATACCAGATTATTATTGGTTACGTTCGTGTCGGCGATTAGCCTCCTCGATATCTGCCTCAGTAAGTACACCATACTTCAACAGATGGGTTAATGTGTTTTGTATTCCTCGCGTTAGGCCTTTGAACATACCGAAGTAGTAACTACCAGCCAACATAATAATGGCGATTAAAGTGTGTAGATATGGATCCATAATGGATATCCTTATAGTTTGAAATCGGAAAACCTTTCCTGCGATAGACGTTGTCCACTCGCAGAGTTATCAAACGCTGCACCATTATCTTCCTCTTTATTTAGGGGCGAAGAGTTTTGGTCCACATCATACAAACGCATCTTGGCTCGGTCAACACCTATAACAAACCGTTGATGTAAGCCAGGGTCATTATATCTATTCTTTAATTGTTTCACCAATATCTGTTGCGCACCTTTCAATTCATCGTTGACGATAAGTGCGAACATGAAGTCGGCGGTTGCGGGTAGTCCAAAAGACTCGGACGTATCCTCCAACCCCACGTCATCATTAGAGTAACCCGAACGAGTCGTCTGTGTTGCAGACACGACCGGCACGTCGAATTCCACGGCGAGGCCACGTAACTCTTCAGCAATAGACTTGATATACGAATACGAGTTAATAGCACCGCCCATTCCTTTCATACGCGCACTCGCGCAGATATTTAAGTAGTCAATAAAAACGATGTCAGGGACAAAGTTTTTCTTGAGTTTCAATTCATTCAGTAATGCACGGAAGTGATTCGCGTGTGCACTGCCCGTTGGGTATTCCTTAATAATAAGTTTACCGTCAGTCTTATGGGCAACGTTGTGCACCTTCTGTTGAAACATATCTTTTGATAACAACTCCAACTGGTCGATTGGTACGTTCAGTAGGTTCGCATCGATACGTTCTGCGATTCGTTCTTCGGACATCTCCATAGTGATGTATAGAACATTCTTACCCATACTCAAAGAGGATGCTGCCTGATGACACATGAACAATGACTTACCAACCCCCGTACCCGCCAGAGCGATGTTCAGAGTCTTGTTGGGTAATCCACCCTTGGTTATCTTGTTAAAGTAGTCCAAATCAAACGCTAGACGTTCCTCATCGAGATGATAGAAATCAAATCGGTCTTCTGCATTGTCCAGATAGTCGTGACCGATGTTTGTATCGAACGACACTGACAACGCCTTAGACAGTACGTCAGGGATTGCATTCTTATTCAGGGTTTGGTGTTTACCGTCAATGATAGAGATAGACTCCATCACTGCATTGAAGACTGCACGGTCTTGACACCACTTCTCCGTTCTATCCACCAACCAGTCAAGATTTTCTTCGGTGTACGAGAAAATGTCCGGAAGAATATCCATCGCCAAGCGATACTGTTCTTCCGGTAAACGGTCTGCCTCGTCAACCTCAATCTTGAATGCCTCGATGGTAGGTAGTTTATTGTACTTGGCAATAAACGAAGTGAACTCTTTGAAGAGTCCCTTGTACACACCTTCGAAGTAATCAGGGGATAGGAAGGCCGCGACCTTCCGCGTATAGGAATCGTTAGTCAGTAGATTCCGTAGAATCGTCTGCTGTAGATTGATTTCCGTCATCTGTTCCTCTTACTCCTAACCAACCTTCTTTCACTGCCTTAGTGATAATGTCTGATAATACTTGCGCCGCGAACTGTTGCAGCTCTGTTGACTCTTCAGTGTGGGTACTACCCTCCACAATCGCGAAGTTAAATGTCAGACGTTCGTTCTCTTTATCAATCTGTACGTTTTTATAACGTATCACAGTTTGGTCAAATGGAGCGCGGAGTAGTTGTACCTTCCACAGTTGCTCATCATCTACGATTTCAGGTATCAAGTTATAGTCGATACCCTCGTTTGGTTTATCTAAATCAAGTTCACTCACACTGCCTCCTCAACAATGGTCTCTGCATTGATGTTGCTATTATAACCTATCTTGTAGGTCTTTTCAAGGAATTCTGCAAAGTCTGTTGACTCGAACACGGGTTCCCAGAACTCTCCGCTCAGGGTGTCCTTTGTTCGTACTTTATTCCCAATGACTTCGCCTGTAGTTGTGTCAACTTTTTGATACCAACCGTTAGAAGGCTTAACGACATAACCGCCAGCAAGAGCGATATCGAGAAGACCACTATACTTCTGAACACCCCCTTCCCACGAAACTCCAATAGGGATTTTAGACTTTTCTTTAACATATCGAGATTTCTCCACATTAATAATGAAGTTATACCCAACTACCTCAGTCCCTTGTTTTTCCTGTTGACGCCCCAGAGTCCAGATATTATCGGCAGAGTAGTAGATGCCTGTACCACCACAGACAATATCTTTTGGAAACAAGCCAATCTCTTTGTAGGTGTGGTTGATTGCGAGTAACGGTACCTCTTTCTTAGTCAAGTATGGAGTTACCATACGGAATAAACCCTTGAGTGACTTCGCACGGGACATGTCTGCGACACCCTTCTCTGCGAGTGCATCATCTAGTTCCTTCTTAGATGCAAGGTTACCAATCGAGTCGATGACAATAACCACGTCATCCTCACGGTCAATCTCTTCTAGTTGATTCACTAGGTCGAACTTGAGTTCCTCGACATTTGCAAT